CACACTTCATTTTGCATAATAATTGTTGGTGTCATTCCGATTCCCGTGATTCTAATCATTTCATTCCATTCTTCTTGGTTTTCTGAAGCTATAACTTCATCATATTTAAGTCCTGCCTCATTTAGCTGTTGTTTTATTCTGTTACAGTAGTGACAATTTGGGTTTGTGTAAATTTTCATCATAATAATATCTTTTTTTTAATTTTAAATATAAAAAGGGTGAATGGAAATAGTTCCAATAAATTCATTCACCCTTTTTGTTAATTTATTTAACTTCTTCGAATTCCACGTCTGTTGCTTGGTTATCAGAAGCTTCATTAACAGTTTGTTCACCTTCTGAAGCTGTTTCTTCATAAAGTTTTGTTGAGATTTCCTGCCAAGTCTCATTCATCTTTTCCATCATATCCTCTATACCGTCCATATCTTCTTCTTTTCTTAATTCCTTAAGGTCTTTGATGTCATTCTCAAGTCTTGACTTATCCGTATCATCCAACTTATCATCATAATCTTTAAGTTGTTTTTCGGTTTGGAATATCATCGCGTCACATTCATTTAACTTTTGACTTCTCTCTAGTTTTTCGTTATCAGCGTCTGCGTTTGATTCGGCTTCTTGTTTCATTCTTTCGATTTCTTCTTCAGATAACGAACCTCCAGATTCAATCTTAATGTTTTGTTCCTTTCCAGTTCCTTTATCTTTAGCTGAAACATTTATAATTCCATTCGCGTCTATATCGAAAGTAACCTCAATCTGCGGGATACCCCTTTGTGCTGGTGGTAAATCTGTTAGTTGGAATCTACCTAGTGTTCTATTACCATCAACCATAGGTCTTTCACCTTGCATCACATGGATATCCACAGCTGGTTGATTATCAGCCGCTGTTGAAAATACTTGTGATTTTGTTGTTGGTATGGTTGTATTTGATTCTATTAACTTTGTCATAACACCACCCATTGTTTCAATACCTAGTGATAGTGGTGTTACATCTAACAATAGTACATCATTAACTTCACCAGCTAAAACACCACCCTGAATCGCTGCTCCCATAGCCACAACCTCGTCAGGGTTAACTCCTTTTGATGGGTCTTTCTTAAATAACTTCTTAACAGCTTCTTGAATCACTGGTATCCTAGTAGAACCACCAACTAATAAGACTTCGTCTATATCTGTTACTTTTAATTTAGCGTCCTTTAAAGCTTTTCTAACAGGGGTTAATGATTTTTTCACAAGACCGTCAACCATTGATTCGAATTTGGCTCTTGATAATGTTTTGACTAAGTGTTTTGGTCCAGTACTGTCAGCTGTTATATAAGGTAGGTTAATTTCAGTTTGTGTTGAGTTTGATAACTCGACTTTAGCTTTTTCAGCACCTTCTCTTAACCTCTGTAAAGCTGATGGGTCAGAAGATAAATCCATATTATTTTCAGATTTAAATTCCTCTAATAACCAGTCAACAATTACTTCATCAAAATTATCGCCACCTAAGTGAGTATCTCCGTTTGTTGATAACACCTCGAATACTCCGTCACCAATCTCTAAGATTGAGATGTCGAATGTACCACCACCTAAATCGTATACCGCGATAGTTTTTTCGTCCTTATCGTTTAAACCATACGCTAATGCAGCTGCTGTAGGTTCGTTTATAATTCTTAACACTTCTAGTCCGGCTATTTCACCAGCTTCTTTTGTAGCGTTTCTTTGTTCGTCGTTAAAGTATGCTGGTACAGTTATAACAGCTTGTGTTACATCCTCACCTAAATAATCTTCAGCGGTCTTTTTTAAATTTTGTAAAACAACAGCAGATATTTCTTGTGGTATATAAGTCTTGTCGTCAATTTTAACAACAACTGTATCACTTTTACCTTTTATTACTTTATAAGCCATCTTCTTAGATTCTTTACTAATTTCAGAATATTTTGACCCAATGAACCTTTTCACTGAGTATACCGTATTCGTCGGATTAGTTACCGATTGTCTTTTTGCTGGGTCACCAACAGAGCGGTCACCATCACTAAAAGAAATAACTGAAGGTGTTGTTCTTTTACCTTCAGAGTTAATTATAATTTCAGCTTTTCCAGCTTCCATTACTGCCACACAAGAGTTTGTTGTGCCCAAGTCAATTCCAATTACTTTTCCCATTTTAATTTTTTGTTTTAATTTATTATCTCCTTAATTATAAGAGATTTATTTGTTATTGTCACCATCAAAAAAATATTTTATTATTTCTGTTGGTTATTAGATTGTTTTCATTACCTTTGTAGTACAATTACCATACCAATAGTATGTATAGTTGTGATATATGTCAACCTGACAACACTATGTGACATAATGTCAGTCTGTTGATTATCGTTTGAAAATAATTTAAGTTTGTTTAAACAAAAAAATAAAATAAATATGAATATAGAGTTTAGAGGTGATACGGAAGAGTATAAGGGTTCCGGTTCAGATTCGGGTTATGAATCAACAAGTGGTAGTAGCGATACACCAATACTAGATAATTTTTCTAGAGATTTAACCGCGTTAGCTGTATCAGGGAAACTTGACCCAGTTGTAGGTAGAGAAGAAGAGGTAAAAAGGATTATACAAATATTAAGTAGAAGAAAAAAAAATAATCCGGTATTAATAGGTGAGCCTGGTGTTGGTAAAACGTCAGTTGTGGAGATGTTGGCTACAATGATTCACGAAGCCAAATGTCCTAGAACATTGGTTGGTAAAAGAATTGTGTTATTAGAATTGTCGGCTTTGGTTGCTGGTACAAAATATAGGGGTCAGTTTGAGGAAAGGGTTAAAGCTATTATAGATGAGTTAAGGGAAAATAAAAGTGTAATAATTTTTATAGATGAGATTCACACTGTTATAGGAACTGGTAATTCTTCTGGTAATCTTGACGCCGCTAATATATTTAAACCACCATTAGCTAGGGGTGAGTTACAGTGTATCGGGGCAACTACATTAGATGAATATAGAGAAAAGATTGAGAAGGATGGAGCTCTAGAGAGAAGATTTCAAAAAGTTATAATAGAACCACCTACTGTAGAGGATACTACTGAAATACTTAAGAGTATAAGGCACGTATATGAGTCACATCATAATGTTTCGTATTCTGATGAAGTTATAGAGTTATGTACAAAATTAGCTGATAGGTATATATCTGACAGAGCTTTTCCTGACAAAGCAATTGATATTATGGATGAGGTTGGTGCCACTGTTCAAATAGAAGTTAAGACACCAAAATCAATTATAAATCTAAAGGATTCAATATCTAAGATTAAGTTAGAAAAAATTGAGGTTGTTAAGACACAGGATTACGAAAAAGCAGCTGACCTAAGAGATGTAGAACGTAAATTGTTAAATAAGTTAAATGAAGAGACGATTAAATGGGAAACTAAACAGAAGGAGAATAGAGTTGGTGTTAGTGTTGATGATGTTATGGGTGTGGTATCTAGAATTACTAGAATACCTATGAATAGAATGAATCAAAACCAAAAGAAGAACCTACTTAAATTAGGTGTTAAGCTTAGGAAGTCTGTTATAGGTCAAGATGACGCTATAGAAACGATATCAAAATCAATTAGAAGAAATTCTGTTGGTATTAAAGAGTTGGATAAACCTGTTGGTTCGTTTATTTGTCTTGGTCCTACAGGTGTTGGTAAGACGTACTTGGCTAAGAAACTAGCAGAACAGTTATTCGGTAGTGAGGATAGTTTGATAAGAGTTGATATGTCTGAATTTCAAGAGAAACATTCGTTATCAAGATTAATTGGTTCACCTCCAGGATATGTTGGTTACAATGAGGGTGGTCAGTTTACTGAAAAAGTTAGACAAAAGCCTTACTCACTAATATTATTCGATGAAATAGAAAAAGCCCATAAGGACATATTCAACGTTTTATTACAGATATTAGATGATGGTTATGTGACTGATGCTTCTGGTAGAAAAATTAACTTTAGAAACACTCTAATTATTATGACCTCAAATATAGGGGTTAAAAAATCACAAGATTTTAGTTCTGGATTAGGATTTTCTACTAAAGCAACACAAAATAACGATAAAGAAAGAGCTAGAACTATAATATCAAAAGCTTTAAAAGATACGTTTAATCCAGAGTTCCTTAATAGATTAGATGATATAATATTTTTTGAGTCCTTAGACGAGAAGTCAATCAAAAAAATTGTTAGATTAGAGTTAAATAATTTAATTAAGAGGATGGGTGATAAAAAGTACTCAATTAAGTTTACACAATCTGTTGTTAACAGAATATTTGAGGTTGGTTATGACGATAAATATGGTGCTAGACCACTTAAAAGAGCTATACAGTCTGAGGTTGAGGATTATATATCTGAAGAGATATTAATGGATAATATTATAGAGGGAGGAGTATATTCAATCACGTATGACAAGTCTAAGGAGATATTTAATATAGAAGAAAAAGAATAACAAGATTATATTTATTAGTATGAAGCTAATAATAACACAGAGACAATCTAGTAATCTTATAAAAGAAACTATGGGCGTTCCCAAATCAGTAGATTTTTGGGTTAACGTCCTTGTTTCGTTAGTAGAAGACAGTTTATTAATGTTATTAGATGGTGGTGATGGTAGTTCATTATCTTTTGATGGTAATGAGGTTATGGAAAAAGCTTTTAGTTTAGGTTGGTCTCCAGATTCATCTGGATTTAAAGAGTTACCCATAGTTGAACCTTCGTTAAATATTAGACTTGGTGTCGTATCTGATGAGTTTATAAGTACTGGTGACGACTATATTCAAGGAGGTCAGTTTAATACAAAAAATACAGGTTTAAGTAATATAAAATTCCCAAACGGTAAAGAATCTACAGTATTAACTGGTGGTGATATAGAAATAACTTTATTGATTCCTGAAGAGCATTTCGATGACGGTTCTATTCTAGAATTTTTTAAGTTAGATATAAAACCTTATGTAGAATCTTTGTTTTTTCACGAACTAACACATGTTGTTGAGTATTATAATAGAATTCTTAGTGACCAGAATGTCCCTGGTAGAGAACATATGTGGTTGTCTGCTGGTCGTGAATCACCAAAAAACCATCTTGAGGAATGGGACCACCTTATATTCCTAATATACCTACACTCCTCTTTTGAGTTAAATGCTAGAGTTTCTGAAATATACGGTTTAATGAAGGGTTTAAAAATTAAAACTAAAAAAGAATTTGCGGACTTTCTTAAATCTTCTAGAGTTTGGTCGTACTCAAATGACCTTAATGATTTTAACGCTGAAAAATATTACAATGATATTGTTATAACAGATGAGTTGAGGTCTGTTGTTGATAATAGACTTGATAAATCCTCGTCTGATACTGAGGTTAAGGAATATGTCTTATCAGCATTGATGGGGAGGTGGGAAGAAGATTATAATGAGATGTCTTCAGAGACTGACAAACTTTATGGTACAAAGTTACCTAAGATGAGACCATCAACAATGTCCAAACCAATTAACTTTCTTAAATTCTGGGAGAAAAGATTCAACAGAGTTGGTGATAAGGCTATTAGAAAAATAACAAAACTTTACTCACTTCTTTAAACTATTTGTCACAAATTAATTTGGCTAGTAATTTTATTTTACTTATCTTTGTAGTATGAAATTAAGAAAAATAGAAAAAATAGCTAGAGAAATGATGGACGAACATTCATTATATGATTATAAATTCGAGTGGATGAACGCGGTTAGGACTTTCGGAAATTGTAATGGATATAGAAAAATCATCAGACTATCAATTCCTTTAACAAAGTATGAAACAAATAACGAAAGAATCATTAACACAATTCTTCATGAAATAGCACACGCTATTGATTATAACGAAAGAGGTTATTCAGCACATGACTCAACATGGAGAAAGATAGCTAAGAATATAGGTTGTACTGGTGAAAGATGTAGTTCTAGTAGTGGTGTAGATAAATCAAAATTTATGAAGTGGTTAGTTAAATGTCCTTCGTGTGAGTATAAAATCTATAGAGCTAGAAAGACAAAAAGAGTTTCAGCTTGTAATAAGTGTTGTAAAACACATAATAATGGTGTTTATAGTGATGAATATAGATTTGTATGGAAAGAGAATAAATCTAGAGTTTAGTTGGACATTACTATTTAAAATATATAAATTTAAACTATGAGAAAATCTATTAGAATATTAGAGGTGCCAATACTACTATTAGCTTTGTCTTTTGGACTTTATTCTGAAGGTAGTTATGTAACATCTTTATTCTTATTAACGGTTTCTGTGGTAAGATTATGGGTTAATGTTATTACAGATAACACAATATATAAAAATTAAAATAAAAATAAAAATATGGAAATAACAGCTTTAGTAATGGTATTTGGTGTTGGTGTGGCAGTAGGTATGTACATATCAAGTCAGATAGATAAAAGATTATAATATGGAAACGGTAGTACAAGTTTTAGGAATTACATTTGTGTGTGTCATTATGGTATGTATAGGTTGGACAGTAGTAGAATATGCTTTCAATGGATTTGGTGACAACAACAAATTAGAAGAAAACCTTAAGAATTTTGGTAAAAAAAGATAGTGTATTATGGAAAAATTAACAATTTTTATTGATATGGACGGTGTGTTAGCAAATTTCGATAAAGCTAAACAGAGTCATCCTGATTTCGAAAAAAGGGGATTTAGACCAGACTTGACTCTGGACTTTTCTAAGTTTGAGCCCATGCCTGGTGCGTTAGAAGCTGTAAGAGACCTTATAGAAATGGGTCACGATTTATTTATTGCTACAACACCGCCTTGGAATCATCCTGATGCTTGGGGACAAAAAAGACATTGGGTTGAAGAACATCTACCACAACTAAAAAGAAAAATGTTTCTAACACATCGTAAAGACTTATTAATTGGGGATGTTCTAATTGATGACTCTACATACAGAAGCCAAAGGGATTTTAAAGGTACTTTTATACACTTTAGACCAAATGAAGGTTTGGGTTGGGATTTTTGTGTTGAGGCTATTGGTGGTATGACTAAATAATTAAGGATAAAAAATTAACATGACGAATAAAAACGAAGAAAGTGGTGTAAATTACCCGACACAAGAGGATATTATAGAATTTAATAGGTTTCAAAATAAAAAGAATAGAGAGGAAAGGATAACTTTTCTGGAGGAACAAATAGCTTTATCAGAAAAATATAGAGAGGAGTTAAAAAAATTAAAACGAGAAGTAAAAAATCTTAAATAATGTATCATATAAACACAATATTAGTTAAGGATTCTGATGTCGGTCAACACGGTAACTTGTTTGGCGGTAGGTTATTGTACGTTCTGGACGAATCCGCAGCTTCATTTGCTATGCAGATTTGTGATACACCTAGAGTTGTAACGGTGTCAATGGATAAGTGTGAATTTAAATTACCAGCAAGAAGGGGTAGTTTGGTTAAGATATTTGGTGAGGTTGATAAGATTGGTACGACTAGCATTACATTAAGAATGGAGGCTAGAAAACATAATGTATATACTGGTAACCAGAAAGTAATACTGGAAACCAAGATTACTTTTGTTAGGGTTGATTCTGATGGTCAACCAATACCAATCGCGGAGAGAGTACATAAGAAATACGAAGAAATAAATAGTAAAAAATAAAACCAATATGAAAAAATGGGTAGATAAAAATAGGAAATGGATAGAACCAACTATAGTATTACTATTGTTTTTAACAGGTAGTTACGGAATAGGTTGTGTTATGCTATTACTCTGGATAGTGGACACAATGTAATTAAAAAAAAATATTAATGGAAGAAGATGATATCAAACTTCTAGTAAAAATGAACACTTGGGTATCGGTAGTACCACACAATAAAAAGTGGAAGGGTGTAATCTGGAAGTTTGAGGACAAGGTATGGAAACCTTACAAAAAAAGGGTTCATAACAACCCTGCAAAATGTTATGAATGGGCAGCTAATATATTAGAAAAAATATATATTAGATACGAAGAAAATAGGTAGACATTTATTTGTATATACCAAATATTATACTTATCTTTGTAACAATAAATAACAAAATATGGCAAAACAAGCAAATATAGAGGTAGAAGGTACGGTGGTTAAAGCCTCTGGCGGAGGATTGTATGATGTTGAGATAGATAATGGGTTTAGAGTTAAGTGTCATCTTAATGGTAAAATGAAGAAGTTTAAGATTAGAATTCTACCTGGTGATGTAGTTAGAATTGAGATGTCACCTTACGACTTAACTAAAGGAAGGATAGTGTTAAGGAAGTAATGCCTTATATTATAAATTAATTGTTATTATATTAATATTAAGATGTGAATCATTTGTTTGGTTCACATTTTTTTATTATCTTTGTGCTATAAAAACAAATAAAAATTATGGGACTAGATATGTACGCTTCAAGAAGAGCAAAAATAATATTAGTAAATTCTAAAAAATCTAACGATAAGTTAAATTTAAGTGTTGAAAACACTTCAGCTCAAGAAATAGCTTATTGGAGAAAACACAATAGACTTCACGGTTGGATGGAAGAGTTGTGGAGAGAAAAGGGTAACGAAGGAGAGTTTAACACCGAAGAACTTTTATTAGAATTAATAGATATAACTAATTTAGAAAAAGCTATCCTTAAAAATGAACTACCAATGACAGAAGGGTTCTTCTTTGGTGGTGATTCATATGATGGTTATGAGGAACACTACATGGTAGATGATTTAAAATTTGTAAAAGAAGCTAGACAAGCTATTATGGAAGGTGATGAGGTGATATATAATTCATGGTGGTAATTAAATTTAAAATATAAAATGAGTAAACTATTAACTGCAATATTAAAAGAACAAAAAAGACTAAAGGAATCAGGATGGGTTCCTAAGTTCAAGGGCGATACAGGAATCAACATTTGTCAGGTAATGATAGATGAAGATATTGAACCGAGAGACCAACATGATAGAGGATTAATAGAAACATTTAAAGAAATAAAAAAAGAAAATGAACGAAAGTAAAGATTTAAAAAGAATACAAGAATTTGTGGACAAACTAAAATCCACCAACTCAACTAATGATAAGATTGATATTATTAAAGAGTACGATGATGACTATATGATTAAACAAGTTTTAAAGTATACCTATTCACCCTTTAAACAATTCCACTTGACAAGCACGACAGTAAAGAAGAATAAAAAATTAGAATTTAGAGGAGGGTACAATGATTTATTTTATTTACTAGACGCATTAAGTAAACGAACAATAACAGGACATGACGCAATTCAATATACTAAAGGATATATTAACGGTATGGAGGATTGGCAAAAAGATTTAGTATTCTGTATTTTAGATAAGAACTTAAAGACAAGAACGGGAGCGGACCTAATCAACAAAGCAATTCCAAAATGTGTTCCTACATTTAAGGTTGCACTAGCTAATTCTTATGATAAACAAAAGGGTAAAGTCGACTTCAACGAACAAACATGGTTCGCTTCACAAAAGTTAGACGGAGTTAGATGCCTAGCTATGGTAGACGAGAACGGTAAATGTAATTTCTATTCAAGACAAGGAAAGACATTCGAAACCTTAGATAGCCTTAGAAAAGAAATAGAGAGTCTAGACCTATGTAATATGGTGTTTGATGGTGAAGTGTGTATAGTGGACGAAAATGGTGTAGAAGACTTCCAGGGTATTATGAAAGAGATTAAAAGAAAAGACCATACAATTAAAAATCCTAAATATAAGATTTTCGACTACATAATGTTAGAAGAGTTCGATAACCAACATAGTGAACGTAATTTAAGTGATAGATTAACTTGTTTTAACATGGTATATAATTTTAAAGGAAAACATTTAAAATGTATTGATGTATTGGAGCAATGGAAGGTAAGGTCTGAAGAACACTTCCAAGAGTTAGTGGAAGTAGCAACAAAGAATAACTGGGAAGGTTTAATCCTTAGAAAAGATTGTGAGTATAAAGGTAAAAGAAGTAATGACCTTCTTAAGGTTAAAAAATTCTTTGACGAGGAGTATGTTGTAAAAGGTGTTGAGAACTCTATACACAGAATAATAATAGGTGGTATAGAAGCTGAGGTTGAGATGTTAAGTAACGTAATAATTGAGCACAAAGGATGTGATGTTGGTGTGGGTTCAGGGTTTAGTCAAGAAGAAAGAAAGATGTACTTTAAAAATCCAGAACTTATTATTGGCAAGACAATAACAGTACAATACTTCGAGGAGACATTAAATCAAGATGGATGTCACTCATTAAGATTCCCGGTAGTAAAACATATATATGAAAATGGACGAACAGTTTAAGAAAGAACTGGAAAAAACAAATAAGTTTGTAGATAGAATTTACAAAAAAATGAATCTATTTCCAAATCCTGACCCAGAGATTAACGAAACAATTGCTATGGGGTTAACTAATAACAAGATAAAACACGGACTAAGATACTGTCCGTGTTTTATTGTACAGGGAGAAACCAAAGAAGAGAAAAGAAAATCTGACAATAGAGTATGTCCGTGTAAACCAGCATTAGAAAAGGAATTACCAGAAGACGGAATATGTCATTGTGGTATATTCTGTACGAAAAAATTTGTTGAGGGGACTATTTAAAGTTCTCTAAGAAAGGCCATAACTCATCATCCACCAACACCTTAGTAATTGAAGGAATCAACCAAGGTGATACATTAGATAATTTCATACCATTAGTTAACCATAAAAATACTTGTTGATTTTTTAAAGCGGATATTTGAGCTTCACCAAAAGTACCGGCTCCAGCAGTACCATCGAAATTAATTAGGTTAGTATCACAAACCTGTAACATATAAAGGTCTTGATGTACAATATTTTCTCTTATTTTTTCTTGGAATACTTGGAAGTCTTCCGGACTTAATTCATTAGATTTCCATTTCTTAAATAGTTCTTGGAATTCGTTATCCTCATCTCTTACTGTTTCAGCTCTTAAAGGGTTAAGAAGAGCTGGTGTAGATAAACCATCTAAACTAAATTCACCGGTATTAACTAACTTGAAAAGTCTTTCGTCTTTGACAACATTATTAGGTCCAAAGAATTCTTCAACTTGTTCTCTCCATGATAAAGCGTCCTTAGCAAAATCTATACCACCACCGAGGTACATAGCTTTAGGTGTGAAAATAGCTGTTGTGTCAGTAGGGTCCATAGCCTTCAGTAAGTTAATTGTATCCTTAATCTCACCCATTGAAGCGTTAATTAAAAAATTAGTAGCCTTATCTGTTATATATCTTTTAACCCACTTCAATATCTTACCAACTGTTGTTTTAGCTTTTATCTCAGGTATACCTTTATAGGATATTTGTTCGTCCATATTGATGTATTCTTCGTCTACGGAAACTACGTCAGTTAAATCGTCAAGTAATTTTTGACGTGCAACTAAAGGCATGGTCAATAATTCGTCCTGGATGTCATTAATATCCACAACCTCTTCTCTTAATATTTTTTTAATTAAATCTTTCATCTAATAATCTGTATTAGCTTTTTCGCCTCTTATTATTTCTAGTCCAGCAGAAGTCCCTACCCTTGAAGCTCCAGCGTCTACCATTTTATCTAGGTCTTCTCTACTATAAATACCTCCAGAAGCTTTAACCTGTAACGGACCTGCATTTTGTGACATTATTGATACCGCGTCTATTGTTGCTCCACCTGGACTACCGTCTTCAGGTGTAAAAAATCCCGTAGAAGTTTTGACAAAAACATTCCTAGCTTTTTCCTCACCAACAGATTGTATTACTATCTCACTAATTAGTCTTGTAAGTTCAGCTATTTGGTCACTGGTTAAAGCTGCTGACTCTATAATCCACTTAACCGCTTTTCCTGCGCCTACCCCTATAACTGTACCCTCACCAACCTCTTTCCAAATTGTGTCTAAATCACCTTTTTGAAAGGCTTTGTAATTAACCACATAGTCTAATTCATCAACCCCATTTTGTATAGCTTCTATAGCTTCATCAAATTTTTCACCAATCCATGCGTCACCATGTGGAAATCCTATAACAGTACCTACTAATACATTAGCTCCTTTACTATCTATAAATTCACGAGCTGTCTTAACATATTCTGGTCTTATCATAACCAACTTCATATTATGCTCTATAGCGTCTTGAATGGTATTAAGTACAATCTCATCTGTTTCTTCATCTGAAATACCCGCTTGGTCTGAAGTCTTTAAATAAGTAGAATCTATATATTGTCCAACATTATCATCTTCTGTCAACCCCATTAACTCATTGATTCTATTTATGTCTTCCTTTATAAGTTTTTCCATATCAATAAATATATTAGTGTAAATTAAAATGTTAATAATTTGTATAGTTAATATTTTTTTATTATCTTTGTAGTATAAATCTTGGGTTCCGTAGCTCAGCTGGATAGAGCATCAGCCTTCTAAGCTGACGGTCATAGGTTCGAATCCTATCGGAATCACAATAATATAAAAAATTAAATAAAAATATGGAAGCAAATTTTCAAGCAACAGCAAATAAAGGATTTAGAATGACATTCGATAATGGATTCTCAATTTCAGTTCAATGGGGAAGTATGAACTATTGTGAAAGAAGAAATTATGGTGATGACTACAAAAGTGAAATGAAAGAAGACTTTATTAAATCCGCTGACTCTGAAATAGCTGTTATCGATAAAGATGGTGAAATGTTAGACATATCAGAAAATGACCAAGTTATAGGTTGGTTATCCCCCGACAAAGTAGCTAAGGTAATAGCGATAGTATCTTCATCTACAACTAAAAATGAAATAGAAACAAAAATAAAATCACTTAATATATGAACTACAATACATTAGAAAAACAAAAATTACAATATAAAATTAAAAATGGACCTAGAATTGAGTCTTTGGTTGAGTATGAATTGCAAAATGGGACGATTGTTGCAATGTTTCAGGGCTCTAGGGGTTCTTACCCAGAGTTAGATTTTATTGTTAAATACGTTGACCCAGGCAAACGTATGAGGACCCCTTCACACACTCACTGGATTGTTGACTTATTAGTTAAAGCAGAATTTAACAAAGAGATGGTTGGGTTGTTATGTAAACGTTATGTGGAAATTTATGATATTGTCTCACCTTTTGATACTGTGGAGGAAAGGGATAACTATAGGTTACAATATGTCGAGGATACGATGAATTTATT